GGCTCAGACGTGACTGACCAACTGACCGGGACGCGGGTCGAGGACAAGCTCGGCCTCAAGCTGTCCACCCGTGGCAACAAGGTCTCGTCGTGGAAGATCGAAGGCGGGAACGGCGGCATGGTGGCGGTGGGCCTCGGCTCCGCAATCACTGGACGCCCTGCCGACCTGTTCATCATTGACGATCCGTACAAGAACATGATGGAAGCCGACTCTGCTGGGCACCGCCGCAAGGTGGACGAGTGGATGTCCTCGGTGGTGCTGACCCGCCTATCCCCGCAGGCGTCGGTCATTCTGATCCAGACGCGCTGGCATCCCGAGGACTTGAGCGGGAAGGTCATCAGTCACGAATCCGAACTTCCGCGTGAGGACCGATCCTGGCGGCACATCAACATCCCTGCCATCTCCGAGGTCGGAATCAAGGACGCCCTCAACCGAGAACCCGGCGAGGTGATGGTCTCGGCCCGAGGTCGAACGCGCAAGGAGTTTGAGAACACGCGCCGACAGGTCGGGGAGCGAGTCTGGTACGCGCTGTATCAAGGATCCCCGGTCAATCCGTCCGGTGGCCTGTTCGCACGCGACTGGTTTGAGCCGCGAGTGGAGTCTCCCCCGGTCATGCCGATTGCGTCGGTGGTGGGAATCGACCCGGCTGACTCCGGTGACGGCGACGAGACCGGAATCATTGGGGCAATGCTGGACCAAGACGGCACCGTGGTTCTCACGGAGGACTGGTCCGGGCAGATGACCGCCGACGTGTGGAGCCGACAGGCGGTGATCCTCGCCCTCACGATTGGCGCACGCGAGATCGCAATGGAGGCATACGCCACGGCCACCACTTACGAGGCTGTCGTGAAACGGGCGTGGAAGGCACTCCACCAAGAAGCCGTGGACAAGAGCGCGACCGGGGCGGTGCTGACGCCTGTGGAGCAACGGGCACTCAGCCCCAACATGCCGTTCACGATATTCAAGTGGCGCGGCAAAGGCGACGCTGTGGGCCGATCCGCGCTGCTACGGCAAGCACTGGAGACCAAGAGATGTCGCGTGGTCGAGTACAAGCTCGGCGTGTTTGAGGACCAAGCCGCCGATTGGCAGCAGGGCCAGCATCAGCCCGACCGGGTAGCGGCTGCGCTCATTGCTCACGACCGGCTGGCGTCGCTGGGATCCGGCCAGATGAGCATGGCGGCACCGCTGAACGGGTCTGCGCGATCCGCTCCTGCGTGGCTCTCCCGTCGCGTTTCGGGTTAACCGGGAAAGTCCGGAAAGCTGGGCGTTCCGCACTTGCACTTGGGCACAATCTTCTCGCACTTGGAGCAGACGTGCGCCACGTCCAGCGCGTGAGTCCAGCCGCAGAACTGGCACTTGTAAAGATTGGGGAGTGCGTTGGTCATGGTGACCTTTCCTAGTGGGTACATCCCACCTACTCCACCGACAATACACACCGCCGGAGGTGTTGTCAACTCCGCTGCCACCAGCAGGGCGACATCGTGGCGCAACTCCGCAGAGATCCCCGGCAACTGACGCTCAAGGACAGCGGCGATCCGCTCAGGCAGCGACGCGCTCAATGAACTTGCCGTAGTGGGAGAGGGGAACCGAGTCGATGCACAGGTTCAGCGTGCGGCATCCGATGGCGGCGAGGATCAGCGCGTCAGCGGTGTCGTTGCCAGTGATGGCAACATCCGGCCACAGCCGAATCGCAGCGGCGAGAACGTGGTCCTTCTGCGCGTTGCCCTTCCCGGTCGCGTACTGCATCCGTTGGTTGGTGGTCGGCGTGATGACGGGGATCCCGCGCTTGTGGCACGCGCCGTAGATCAGCCACCACAACCCGGCGCGGTCATGCTGGTGCCCTTGGATCCGGCTGAACGCGGGAGCCTCCATGCTGACAAGCTGCGGCATACGGTCAAGCTCCACCTCCACGGCTGCTGCAATCGTGGCGATTCGCGTGTACGTCCCGCGCCATGACTTGTCCACCGGCTTGGAGTTCACGGTCCAGACTTCCGCGTTCCAGGTGTTCCCCTCGGCGTCGCGGTCAATCCGCGCAATCCCGGTCGAGGTCAGTGATGGGTCTATTCCGAGAACGCGAGGCATGATCGGCATTTTACCACCGAGGAGGTATTGTTCCCGACATGACGACACTCATCGCACTCAGCTTGTTTGTTCTCACCGTGGCTCGGCTGACCCGATTGGTGAACGCTGACGCCATCCTCGACCCGATCCGGGTTGCCATTGCACGCAAGCGCGGAGCCGACTCCACGCTGGTCTACTTCCTCGGTTGCGTCTGGTGCGTGGGGCTGTGGTTGTCGCTCCTGCTGGCAATCCCGACTGTTGCGTATCTCGGCTGGGAGTGGTGGACGCTGGTCCCGTTGGGCCTGTCGGCATCGCACGTTGTCGGCCTGCTGGCAAGGCTAGATGATGCGGAGGACATCGACATTGAGACTGTCGAGGTCGCGTAAGCACCGGCAACGGTTAACGTAGCGTCGTGGCTGCTCCTCATCTGCGCGTGGTTCGACGGCCCAAGGCATCCGTTTCACGCCGTTCACTGACGGCTGCCAGCCAGCTTGTCGAGGATCCCTCAACCTCGTTCCGCTCCAGCATGTCCGGTTCACGGAATGACTGGCAGACGGCAGCGTGGGACATGCTGGACGCGGTGGGCGAACTCCGCTACTACGTCGCATGGCGGTCGAACTCCTGCTCACGGGTCAAACTGGTGGCGTCCGAACTCGGTGAGGACGGGATGCCGACCGGCGAGTGTGAGAACTCGCGGGTCAACGACATCGTGAGAGCCATCGCTGGCGGTCCACTCGGACAGGGCCAACTCCTCAAGCGTGCGGTCGAGTGCCTGACTGTTCCCGGTGAGTTGTGGATGGCCGTGCTGAACGACGGCGTGAAGGATATGTGGCTCGTCTTGACCAAGGACGAGATCAAGCGCAACGGCAACTCCATCCAGATCACGCTGCCGGATGGCGACAAGTACGAGATTCAGCCTGGAACCGACACGGTGTTCCGGGTCTGGAACCCACACCCGCGTCGGGCGCATGACGCCGACTCTCCGGTTCGGGCCACAATGGACTCCCTCAACGAGATCATTCGCACCACCAAGACGATCAGCAACGCCAGCAAGTCGCGTCTGATCGGCAACGGCGTGGTGTTCGTTCCGCATGAGATGTCGCTCCCGGCTGCCAACTCGCCCATCACGGACGGCGGGTTCAGCGCGTCAGTGACCGGGACTCCTGCCGTCCAGCAGTTGCAGGAGCTTCTGTTCCAAGTCGCGCAGACTGCGTATGACGACGAGGACAGCATGGCCGCGCTGATCCCCATGTTCGCTGGCGTCCCTGGCGATCAAGTGAAGAACGTCAGCCACCTCAAGTTCGACAACAGCGTCACGGACATTGCCATCAAGACCCGCAATGACGCGATTGCACGGCTCGCTATGGGTCTGGACGTGTCGCCTGAGCGACTGCTCGGGCTGGGCAAGAACTCAAACCACTGGACGGCGTGGTCAATCGGAGAGGAGGACGTGAAGCTCCATATTGTCCCTCCGGTCGAGGTGGTGTGCTTCGCCCTCACCGAGCAGATCCTCATTCCGATGCTGGAGCGCGAGGGCATCGACCCGTCGCAGTTTGTCATCTGGCACGATCCCTCGGCCCTGACTGCCGACCCGGATCTCTCCACCGCCGCCACCAACGCCTTCGACCGAGGCGTCATCACCGCCGACGCCTACCGCGAGTTCCTGCGGCTGGGCGACACCGGCTACGACTTGTCCACCTTGAACGGCTGGCAGGAGTGGGCCAAGGATCGTGTCTCGGTGGATCCCAACCTGCTGCCCAACCTGCTGCCGTTGCTGGACACGTTGCAGGGCGTGGTGGAGCCGACGCCTGAGCCTGCCGCCTTACCGCCTGCCCCGGAGCCGACTCCTCCTGTGGCCGAGAACCCGGACCAGCAACCCGCTGACCCTCCTGTCACAACCGAGGTGGTGGCGCAAGTGCGATCCGTAGCTGAACTGGCCGTCATTGAGGTCATGGTCTCTCGCGCCCTGGAACTGGCCGGTAAGCGGCGACGTACCCGCGCTGACTATGACCGGCTGCGCGACGTGCCAATGCACGAGACCCACCGCTTCATGCAGCCAGTAGGCGACGCCGACATCCCCGATCTGATTAAGGGCTGGGACGCCGCGCTGGAGGAGGACACCCTGGCGCGGCTCAACCTGGACGCCGATTACATCCGATCAGCGGTCAAGGCTGCCGTGAGGCGCGAACTGACCCGCGAGGTGGTGAGTCTCTGATGTGGCCGACACCTAAGAACGTCCACAAGCTGACCGTCAAGGCTGAGACCGCAATGGGAGCCTTGTACGGCGAGGCGTTGCGGCTGTGGACTCCGACCCTCATGCTGGCCGTTCTACCCACTCTCACGGCTGCGACCTTGCCACCTGACCCGTCAGGTGCCGAGGACACCAGTGACGAATGGGAGAGCATTGCCGCTGCGGTGGTGCTGGGCGGCGCGTCGCTGTTGTGGGCGGTGACCGCTATCAAGGCGTTGCGGGGGATGAAGCTCCCGGTGCCGGATCCGACTGAGGACAATCTCGGTGACGTGGATCCCTTTGCACTCAGCACCGTGGCCGACGCAATGGGCATGGACGAGGAGGAGGTGCTGGACGCCGCCGCCCGGATTGCTGCCGACACGGGCCTAGCTGCGGCAATGGCTGACCACACCGAGGTCACCCGCCGCGACACCTCCAAGGTTCCCGCGCTGATGTTTGCCAAGCTGGAGACCGTCATTCGGGCTGCGCCTGCTGACGCCGACATCGGCCAACTCCGGGCCACGGTGTCGCTGGAACTGTCGCCGGGAAGCGTCACAATGGAGGACATTGCGGATTGGTCCGCTGCCCATTCGGGCGCGGTGCTGAACGACGCCATTGTGGAAGCTGGCAAAACGGATCCCGAGAGCGGGATCATGGAGAAGGTCTGGATTGCCACCGACGACGAGCGCACCAGGCCGACGCACACCGAGGCGCACGGCCAACGCGCACCACTGGACGGTACTTTCAGCGTCGGAGCCGATGAACTTGAGTACCCGTGCGATCCAGACGGGTCACCCGAGGAAGTGGCAAACTGCCGGTGTCGCGTGAGCGTGCTGGCCGGTGACGAGGAGCTACCGGGCTACATGAGCAACGAGGTGGACAGCATGGCGGCAAGTGGACAGGAGATCACGATGGACGAGAGCGCAGCGACGTTCCGCACCTTCACGGACGCGGTTATTGCGTTCACAGGCACGCCGACCAGTGATGGCCGGATGCTGGCGGCTGACATCGAACTCAGCTTCCGCAGCTTTCCGCTGCCGCTCATGTGGTGCAAGCAATCCAAAGACGGCCACCTGGACAGCTTCACGGTGGGCGTCATTGAGGACGCACGGGTGGAGAACAACACCGTCGTCGCGTCGGGCTACCTGCTCAACACCACTGAGGCAAACGAGGCTGCTGACCAGATCGCTCACGGCGTCACCGGGCCGAGCGTGGACCTTGCCGCCGCTGAGTGGGTGCTGACCGACGTGGACGGCAACGAGCCGACAGCCGACTCGCTTGACGCGATGCCGAACGACTCCACGCTGGATCTCTACCAGACCATCACCAAGGCCGAACTGATCGGAACAACCCTGGTCGCTACCCCGGCTTTCGGAGATACCACGCTGGCACTCAACGGCAACCGGGAGAGCCGGGATGTCGCGCTGGTGGCAGGCGCAGCGGAGGAGTTTCGTCCTCGCGTCTACGATCACCGGCTGTTTGAGAATCCGGGCCTGACTGAGCCGACGCTGCCGACGATGGGCGAGGATGGCCGGATCTACGGACACCTTGCGTGCTTCGGTCAGTGTCACCGTTCGATTCAGAGCGAGTGCGTGGTGGTTCCGCGCAGCACAACCAACTACGCGCACTTCCACACCTCCCCGTCTGTGCGGCTGGACGACGGCTCACGCCTGCCGGTCGGTCGCCTGACTGTGGGCACCGGGCACGCTTCCGACAGGCTGGGAGCGCGACCGGCAGCGGCGCACTACGACAACACCGGAACGTGCTTTGCGCTGGTCCGGGTCGGTGAGGACAAGCACGGCGTCTGGTTCTCCGGTGTTGCGGCACCGTGGGCCACCGCCGAGCAGGTTGAGATGGGCCTGTCGGCACCGCTGTCCGGTGACTGGCGTGACTTCGGATCCGGCCTGGAGCTTGTCGCCGCGCTGTCGGTCAACACTCCGGGTTTCATGGCTCGTGGCCGGTCAGACGATCAAGGGCGACCGCTGGCACTGGTGGCGTCGCTGGGTCCGGTGGCTGACAAGGTGGACGCCGCGCTGACCTACGAGGCTGTGAAGCTGGCGGTTCGTGAGGCACTGGAGGAGACCGCAGCGGAGGACGAGCAGGATCGCCTCGCCACCGAGTCGGCTGCCCTGCTGGAACGCGCCGCGCAGATCACGACCCCGCCGACTCCAGCCGAGGAGATTGCTGCGCTGCTGGAGGCCCGGAACTACCCGAGCGTGTACTGATGGGATGCAGTTGCGGTAAACGTCGGGGATCTGGCACTGCCGCCAAGCCCGGTGAGGTCATTGGCTACAGCGTCACCTACCCGGACGGCACGGCGTCGCCTGAGTCTGCGCCGTTTCTGACGATTGCCGAGGCCAAGGCTGAGATTCGCATGGCTGGCGGCGGCACAATCCGCAAGCTGGTGCGGAAGGCGGCATGAGGTACGCGGTTGCTGTGCTGGGCGTTGTGCTGGCACTGGTGACCGCTGCCCCGGCACGCGCCGACGAGCAGACGTTCCTCGACGCCGTGGCTGCACTCGGGTATGACAATCCTGCCGACGCCCTGAGCGCGGGGTATGCGGTCTGTTCGATGAACAAGGCTGTCGGCCTGAGCCTGACTGAGCGGATCCTGCGCCGGATCCTCAACAAGATGGACGCGGCGGTCGATGCCAACAACGCCAGTCCGTTTGCCGAGGCAGCGACCGCCAACCTGTGCCCTCGATTCGGCTGACCTACATCCTGCCGCTGACGCCTGCGTAGGCGTAGGCCAGCATCGCTAGCAGCAGGAGCGACATCACCAGGAAGCCGCGCATCAGTTCGCCGCGTGCGAGTGGTAGCGACCGGGGAGACCGGCGTTGACAAACACCCTGCCCACCATCTCGGGGTTGTGATGCTCACGCACCCGCCACCCTGCGGCGTGTCCCTTGCCGATCCGGTCCAGCTTGGCAAAACGGACGTTGCCGTCCACGCCCTGAACGGTCATGTTGCCGCCCACGGATCCGGTGATGGATCCCCATGTGATTGCTTCGTCAATCAGCGCGGCGTCGCTGGGATCCATCGCTTCGGCGTTGCGCGGATTGCGCCACATCTCCATGACGCCCTCGGCGTCAATGGTGTACTTGCCGGGACCGTCGTCCAGCGTGAACTGGATGCGTCCGTTCTCCAGCACGATGACGCTGGTGACCACAGCACCGTCCTGGTCGCCAATCTGGTCATCGACCAGCAGGTCAGCAGCGGTGATAACGATGTTCATGGGTGCCTTTCCTTGGCGGGTACTTCCCACCTACATGATTAACAATAGTTGGTGCAGTCGGTCTTGTCAACTGACCCGCTGACAATCCCTGCACGGCTGCGTTCTAGTGTTCTGCGGCAAGAGCGTTCCTGTTCTGGCTACGGGCCGAGGAGCAATCGACACAACGACATAGCTCGTCACCTACCAAGGAGTGCCCGTGTTCTCTCTGCCAGAGGAACTGCCTGCCACTGCTACCGAACTCAATGAGCTTCGGACGCAGGCGCAGCGGTCCATCAACGTGATTCAAGCTCGCCATGAGGCCGGTGAGGAACTGTCCAAGGACGACGTGGAGAGCCTGCGGGTTCTGCTCGACGCCGTGGATCAGATCAACGCCGCCGCTGCCACCGCCGCCGCCGAGGAGGAAGCGCATCGGGCCGACGTGTCCGATCTCCTGACTCGCGCCACCGCTGTTGTCGAGACCGCCGCTGGTCCCGAGGACGACGATGAGGTCGAGGCCGAGGACGCCGAGGTCGAGGACAAGGTTCTGGAGACCGTATCTGCGGCTACTGAGACCGCGCCTGTCACCTTTGCGGGTGTTGGCACCGTCGAGGTTCCCTCCACCCCGGAGGGTCCGGGCTGGGAGATGGTTCCGGGTGCGCCCGGTTACCTGCCCGGTCGGATCGGCTTCCGCGAACTCGCGCTGGCCGTGGACTCGGTGGGCAAGGGTTCTCGCCGCGCTCGTTCCGCTGATGCTGTCTCGCGTGGCGCGTACTTCGCGCAGTCGCTCGCACGGCTCAAGCGCGACGTTCCGCT